CCGGCGATTCAACGTCATCTCGATAATTGCATACTCAAGATGGATTCGAAGGGCGGTTCGAGGTTGACGAAGGACTACAGAAACCCGCGGCTTAAGATTGACCTCGCCATCGCCGTCCTCATCGCGTTCGATAGGGCATCTTCCGCTAAACTAGAACCAGTGCCACAATTCTTCGGATAGGTTTATGAAACTTTTTTCAATGGTTGCTCAAATTGCCGGGTTGGTTGTTGTGACTGCCGGCGTGACAATGATCTTTTTGCCTGCCGGTTTGATTGTTGGCGGCGCGTGTTTAGTGCTTATTGGTTTCGCTTTTGGGATGAGTAAATAATGGTTTTCAATCGGTTGTTCGAGCAGCGAAGCGTGACGTATAAAACATTGTGGGCTTCGGGTGACAGTGTTGACATTGGAAACCTTGCCGGAACGGTTATCAACTCCGAAAGTGTCTTTCAAGTCAACGCGGTTTTCAGTGCAATCAGTCTTATCTCGGATACGATTAGCACGTTGCCGATTGATTGTTTCATTAACCGTGATGGGGAGCGTTTCCCTTTTAGGCCGAAACCGACTTGGGTTGACCAGCCCGACATTGACGTGCCACGGGCAGCGTTTTACTCGAGCGTGATCACGTCGCTGTTGTTGGATGGCAACGCTTTTATCCGGGTGTTCTCGAACCGTAAGGGCGAGGTTGTTAACCTGACGGTTTTAAATCCGACTGAGGTTGATATTGTGCGCAACGGGATCGGGCGACTTCAGTTCAATGTAACGGGTGAGGAAAAACCCTTGTCGGCCGACGATGTTGTTTTCATCCCGGATTTGTTGCGCCCTGGTCAGGTTCGAGGCGTGTCTCGTATTCACGCTTTGAAAGAGTCGTTTGGTCTTGCTCTTGCGTTGGAGAAGTTCGCCGCGACGTTCTTTGGTTCGGGAACTAATCTTGCCGGTGTTATCGAGTTCCCCGGCAACCTAACTCAGGAACAAGCCGACAACCTGCGGGCAGGGTTTGACTCAAGGCACTCGGGTTGGTCACGGTCTAATCGAACCGGTGTTCTTTCGGGTGGGGCGTCTTTTAAGCCGACGCAGATTGATCCGCAACAGTCGACGCTGATTGAGTCGCGCCGTATGGCTGTTGAGGATGTGGCCCGCGCGTTCAATGTTCCCCCGCATATGCTTGGGCTTCCTGGAACGAACACGTATTCGAGTGTTGAGGCTAACAACCTTGCTTGGGTTACTCACTGCCTGCGACCGTTGGTGCAGAAGATTGAGACTGCCCTTCAGCCGTTGATGCGCCGTTATCCTGGTGGCGAGAACGCTTATATTCAATTCAACATGAACGGCCTTTTGCGTGCGGATACTGCCGCGCGAATGAGTGCCTATTCAGTTGGTTTGCAGGGCGGGTTCTTGGCGATAAATGATGTGCGCCGCCTCGAGGATTTGTCACCGATTGATGATGTGGCTGCGGATACGGTGCGTGTGCCGTTGGCTAACGTGAACATTTCGGATTCGGGCATTCAGGCTGAGCGTCAGCGGGTGAGCATGGCTCAAATGCTTGTGCTGTCAGGCTATGATCCGGCCGATGTGTTGCGGGTGGTTGGCCTTGACCCGATTGCTCACACCGGGTTGGCTTCGACGCAGTTGCAACCGGTGGCGCAGATTGACCCGATTGACCCGAACGCTGTTTACGCTGATGAGGTGAAGTGATGCAAGCACCTGGACGACTTGATTTGACGTGCTACCAGGGCGCGAGTTTTGACTATACGTTGACGTGGCAGACTGGTGGCACACCGGTGAACTTGTCGGGCTATTCGGCGCGCATGCAGGTTCGTGACGGGTTTGATGGTGGTTCGGCCATTGTGTCGCTTACGTCAGGTACGGGTATTACTCTTGGCGGGACCGCCGGGACGATTGTTGTGGAGTTGACGGCTACACAAACGGCGGCGATTGACGCGTTACCTTCTGGGCAATACGTCTATGATCTGGAGCTTGTGAGCGGTGCTACGGTGACTCGTCTTGTTGAGGGTAACTTTTTGATGTCGCCCGAGGTCACTCGAGCATGACCGATGTGACGGTTACGTTTTCAACGGCTGTCGTCAATATGACTGCCGCTAACACGTCTACGGTTACAACGTCGGGGGCGGCTACTGCTGAAGTTTCTGTTTCTCCTGACGTGGTGTGGCCTGCCCCGGCTGCGTTTACTGTTGCCGGTGGCACGCTCGGAACGCAACCAACATTTAGCGGCGCACCGTTGTTTTCTGGCTCATATATCAAACTGGGTTCGCTTGTTCACTTTGAGATCCAAGTTGAGTTTGACAACATTACGAGTTTCGGTTCAGGGCAATACTATTTAGACTTGCCTTTCACCCCGGCTTACAACTACCAGTTCGCGGCGGGTTGTTTGCATGACGCGAGCACTGGACGCAGTTACCCTCTTTTCGGGCACGTTTATGCAGGCAACTCGCGGATGCTTTTGTTATCTATTGACGCGCAGGGCAACACGGCTTTCAACATTGCGTTCGAGCAGGGCGCACCTATCACTTTGACCACGGCAGACAATTTCCACGTTTCCGGCGATTACATAACGAGCGAATAACATGCCTTACTACATAACGAATGATAGTCCTGACTGTAACGGTTGGGCGGTCATGGCTGTTGACTCCGAGGAAGTGTTTGGGTGTCACGCCGATAAACAGTCTGCTATTGATCAGGGTGTGGCGATTTCTTTGGCTGAGAATGTGGAGTTTCTTGGCGAGCGTGCTGAGGGCGGCCCGCAAGTTGTTATCACGGATATTGACGGAACAATTTTCTTGAACGATGAGACAAACGAAAAACTGTTGGCGTATTTGGATTCGTTCCCTGACACTTCTGTTTTCGTGGTGACGGGTCGGCTTGAGAAGGATCGTGAGCGGACGGCTACCGAGTTGACGGATGCGGGTGTGCGGTTTCAGGATTTGATTATGCGCCCGGATGAGTCATTGACGAGTAACGAGTTTAAGGCTGAAACTGCCGTGACGTTGATGGGGAAATATAACGTGATGGTTGCAGTCGATAATGACAGTGGGGCGCGTTCGGCTTACCGGGCTGCGGGGATTACTGCGTTGCACCCTAATGATATTCCGGCGGTGCGTGCATCTCGCGCCGTGGATTTGAGTGCGCCGGAGTTTATGCGTGAGGCGGCTCGTCGTGGCCTTGAGTGGTATGCGGAGGGGCTTGCCGGTGATGGTTTGGCTAACCGTACTGTGCGTGAGGCGCGTGCGATGGCTGAGGGTAATGTGACGGCTGAAAAGTGGGTGCGGATTCGTGCGTGGATTGCCCGGCACATGGTGGATTTGGATTCACCGGACGCTGACCCTGAGTCGGATGGCTACCCTTCGGCGGGTGTTGTTGCTCACGCGTTGTGGGGCAGTGTGGGTGGTAAGGATGGGGCGCGCCGAACTCAAGACTATGCAGACCGGATTATTGGTAGAATTGAAGCAGATAATGCCGGACGAGCTAAGGGTGAAGCCGTGAGCAAGATTGAGACACGAGTTTTTGTCAACGATTTTGAGGTGCGCGAAACCTCCGACGGGATGACACTTACCGGTTACGCCGCTCGGTTCAACCAACCGTCTGAGGATATGGGTTTTGTTGAGCGGATTGCGCCTGGTGCCTTTAAGCTTTCACTGTCGAGCAGGAACGACATTAAGTTGTTGTGGAATCACTCGAGCAGTGACGTGCTGGGATCCACTCGTGCCGGGACGTTGCGCTTGATGGAGGATGAATACGGTTTGCGTGTTGAGGCTGTTCTGCCGGATACTCAGGCGGGACGTGACGCGAAAGTTTTGATTCAACGTGGTGATGTTACCGGGTTTTCGTTTGGGTTTACTGTTCCCGCTAACGGCGACAGTTGGAACGCTGACGGCACTGAGCGCACGCTAAAGTCTGTGCGCCTTTTGGAAGTATCGGCTGGGGTGGCATTCCCGGCGTACCCGTCCACCGTGGGGAGCGCACAGGTCCGATCACTTGAAGAAATCACGATGGCCGCCGACCTTGACTTTGAGCTTGTAGATTTGGCTTTGACTAAGTTGCACGCCGGTCAGCCCATTAGTGAAGATGAGAAAAAGTTAGTGGAGTCTTTGATGAATGCACTTATGCCTGGCGAAGATACGCCGGAGATTGAAGATGAAGTTGTTGAGGAAGTTGTTGAGGAGAACAGCGGCGATATGCTTGCATTGAAGCGTAAGAAACTGGCACTCATGGAGTTGCTGGAAACCCTGTAACCCTCGCCCTACTCGGTAGGGTGTTGCGGTATCCTTAAGGTAAGCGTTTGCTCGTCAGCGACAACGTGAGGGCCTGAGTCAGCTCGGTCCGATTCATAATCCTTACTATCCTTTTGGAGACTCTAATGAGTAGCTTTATCTCCGGACAGTCGGAAGAACGCGCCAATCTGATCACTCAGGTGCGCGACATTCTTGACCGCGCCGAAACTGAGGCTCGTGGCCTCACTGTTGATGACCTCGGACACGTTGACCGTCTTGAGGCTCGTATTGCTGACATTGATGCCGCTCTTGGTGTGGCTCGCCGTCAGGAAGAACGCCAGGCTGAGGTTGCCGCCGCTGCCGGTTCGTTTGTCCCCGCCGTGGAATCGCGTACCGATGGTGACGTTTTCCGTTCGATGGCTCGCGGTGAGATTCGTTCTCACACGTTCGAGTCGCGTGCGACACTCGTTCCCGCAAGTGCGACCGTTCCCGTGTCGTTCCTTGACCGTGTTTACGGTATCGCCCGTCTCGTCGGCCCCATGCTTGACGTGTCTGAGGTTATCCAGCGCACTTCTGGCAACGACCTGCGGATTCCGATTTACACGGCTTTCTCAACTGCTACGGCTACTTCTGCCGGTTCAGCACTGAGCGAGTCTAACCCGACGTTTGACAGCCTGCTTCTGCAGCCCGCGAAGACCGGGTTCATTGTTCCTGTCGCCAACGAACTGATCACCGATGCAGGCTTCGACATTGAGGCCACAATTGCTGAGCAGGCCGGTAACGCTATCGGATTCGCTGTCAACAGTTCAACCACCTCGACCCTTGTGGGCGCGGCTGGTTCTGGTGTGACCGCTTCGACGGCAACCGCGTTCACGGGTGACAACCTCATTGACCTTGCGTTCTCGGTTGATGGTGCGGTTCGTCGCCTTGGTGCTGGTTACATGGCTAACACTAAGACGCTTGGTGCTATGCGCAAGCTGAAGGACGACGACGGTCAGTACCTGTATCAGATTAACGTTGGTGCGCCTGACGCGTTTGCCGGTTTCCCGGTTTACGAGAACCCTGCACTGGCGAATGTTGCCACAACGACTAAGTCGGTGCTGTTCGGTCACTTCGGTTCGTTCAAGATTGCCACTACGGGTCTTGAGGTAGCCACGTCTTCCGATGCTTACTTCGCTAGCGATGTGACTGCGTATCGTTTCACCTTCCGAGTTGCTGGTGGTTTGACGCACGCCGCGCACGTGAAGTACCTGCTTCAGCCGTAGGCTGTGCAAAACTGAAATCCCCCGGCGTTGTAGGTTCGCCGGGGGATTTCTTTTGTCTGCTAGTCGTCTAGC